TCATTTAAGGTAAATTGATTCATGAGTGCCTATTTAAATGTTTACACAACCCACGAAACTGAAACCCGGGGCAAGTGCATGTCCGAGCATCATAGTCAACGAAGTATGTCTGCCCGCCACTACCTTTAACTTCTGTCAGGTTACTTTTAATTTTTGCGCCGAACGGGTTGGGGTTGACCCCCACAAACTTGCGGCCGGATTTAACCAGTCGGAATGGTGCAGAGAAATATACTGCTTCACCTTCTCCCCACTTCATATAAGCGACGGCCTTGTCACCATCCATGAGGTATACATGATTAGGAGCAGGAGTGAATTCCTCCGGCCATGCAGTGATTTCTTTAATTGCTTCCATGTTTAACAGTATACAGGGATTTGATTAAATGTCAAGCAGTAACAGCATCACGGTTGCGAGTATAAGGAACAACCGCTTCTTGACCCAAAATTTCGTTGAGTTTAGCTGCTGACCGATCATGGTTTCCACGCCAAAAAGCGATATTCTCATGCTTCTCGAGGCCTTCATATTTGGTCTCCGCTGAGTCCATCATGATCTTGCACACAGTAATGTCGTTGATAAGAACAGAAATTTCTTTAGCTAGCTTTTTCGTCAGTGCCATTTTCATCTCCTTATTCAATGCTGCCATTATGCATAAATATTGATTTAATGTCTAGCACTTTCTGAGAATATTTAAAATGACCTGGTTAATCAACGGCTTACCTATCACCGAAACTGACATTCCTGCAAAAGCAATCGGTTTCATCTACTTAATCAACACCCCAGATGGGCGGAAATATATCGGCCGCAAGATGCTGAAAGCGTCGAAAACAAAAACAACTAAAGGGATCAAGAAGAAAATTAAGGTGGATTCAGACTGGAAAGATTACTGGTCATCATCGCCCGAACTCAAGGAAATGATTGCAACACAAGGCACAATTGGGTTTACTCGGGAAATTATTTATTTTGCTTTTAGCAAAGGAATGTTGGCGTATGCGGAAGAAAAGACGCTGTATTCGTTAGGTGTCTTAGAATCAGACAAGTGGGTCAATGGCAACATAAGAGCCAAAGTGTTCAAAAACTGGGTTGACACTTCGACAACCCAGCTCTTAAATGATGCTATTAAACGACTTCAGTAATTAATCTTCGTCGGGTTCAGAAAATACTTCTTCATCTTCATCCAGAGACTCAGCGCAAAAGGGACAAAACAAGACCTGATCTTGCCCTTTGGCTGTTACTGTGAATTCAGAATCACAAGCAAAACAGAATTTACTTTTTTTCATCTTTTTCTTTTTCTTCTTGAGTTGTTCGCCACTGTTCAATCATCGAGCTGGTCGTTGGTTGTTCGGCAACTTTGCATTGGGTGTGGTAAGCAGCCCGGCGTCTTGCACATACTTGCTGCAATTGTCTTATATATCGCTTCATTCAGTACACCTCTTGATAATGTACGTCTTTAACACCCAACGCTTTGAACACCTCAGTTAATGCTACACGGGTCTCAGCATGATCAAAATTGAAAGATTCTGATTTTCTGTCTCCGTTGAAAAATACATCTAAGCAGAATCCATCAGCATAATCGCTGATAATTACTTTCTTTACGTCATTCATACAACTTCTCCTGTTAGTTAATACGCTTACTGACACGCCTCACATTCCCCTTTGGACGCTTGAACGCCAGCTTGGGTGTAGATATAATATAAGCCGAGAACGTTGGGGTCTCGGAAAGCTTCACCATGCACTTCTGCAATCCATGCTGGATCTTCATCAGCGCCGAACCACAAATTGAGTGATTGCCACTGATCAACATATGTGCCTCGAGCTGAAGCTAATCTCAAAATGGCCTTTTGATTGATCTCGAAAGCTGTCTTAAACACTGCTTTTTCTTCGGCAGTGAGCCACCCCACATGCTGAACTGATCCTTGTTTATCAGTTATATCCTGAATTGCTCGCTTGTTGTAGACCCCTTTATCCTTCATAATTTGAAGTAGTATAGGATTTGTTCGATCAACTTCACCCCCTGCTGTATTTTGTGAATACGACATAGCAGGATCAGGATTGATTCCTTCTGACACACCACCCATGAGCAGTGCGGTGGATTTTGTTGGTGCGATGGCGATCCTGTGCGTGTTGCGAAGACCAGTACCTTTGCACCATTCGGGTTCACCGAGTTCAATCGCCATGTCTCGAGATGCTTTTTCCGACTCTTTGTATATGTGAGCGGCGATTTGAGCACTCAGCATATGGGCGTCAAATACTTCAAATGACAGCATTTTACTTTGCAACAAAGTGTGGAACCCACATTGGCCTAGGCCAAGAGCACGACTTTTTTGAGTGAATCGAACTGCGTTTTCCAAACCCGGAATACTGCTAGCACGTTCAATTAATTCTTGTGCTACACAGTCGAGGAATATCGTTGACCAAAATACAGCATCAGTTCCTTTCCATTCATCATATCGAGCCACATTCATTGATGAAAGCACACAAGTGAAAGTATGATCTTCATCAGCGAACAGTGTGATCTCATCACACAAATTAGAAGATGAAACCATCAAACCCAAACGCTTGTACATCTCAGGTCGCTTGGCGTTGACTTTATCGATGAAACAGAAGTAACCTTTTCCGGTCACCATCTTCAGCTTCATAGTTCTTTGAAAGCGGCGGGTGGCCTCGGCATCACCTGATTCTAGGAGAGCAATGAATGCGTTTGAGATGATCCATCCCACGTTAGCGTCGTCAGGTTCAGCCATAATAAAATCGGCCAACTCATCGAAGTCACCATGATCAATTTCAAGGTAACCCGCCCAAGCACCACGACGAGCGGTACCTTGAGCCACATCACGCATATCTTGAACGTGCCCTTTGAATACTGGGACTACACCTGATGCCTTGCCACCCACTGCGATACTTGAACCTCTAGGGCGAATATTGCCTAGGTAAGCCGAGGTACCGAATCCCATTTTAGTCAGCATTGCAGTTTCTAGGCGATTTTTATAAAATCCATAGATGCTATCATCAATTATCCCACCCGAACAAGACACAGGAAGACCACGATCCGTACCCATGTTAGCCAACACTGGAGTAGACGGACTCAGCCACCCCTGCCATAGTAGATTAAAGAACTTCCCCTCAGCTTCAACTGAATATTTTGTTCCGATCAAATGTCTCGCAGCAGTTTTGGCAATTCGCTCGAACTGACCACGAACTGACCTACCTTCTGTTTGATAGTCATACTTCTCTTTGAACAGCTGATATCCACCAGTGGTATACCATTGAGGCACCAAACCTTTATCTTGTAGCTCTTTTCTTTCTTCGCTTAGTTTGACGTACAAATTATTACTCATGCTGCTTCCCTTACATATTCCGCTTCAAGTTCATCCGACACCGCCTTCGCCGTTTTCCAGACAAAGGCAGACTCATCCCAGTTCCTGTGATATTGATTACCCATACCAGTAAAGAAGTCGTTGAACGAATAATCGTTGATTGTTTTATAAAAATGTTCTGCGATAGGATTATACTTAACATCAAACATCTTATCGAACCCGAGTTGCTTCATGCAATCATTAACTCGAGATTCAACAAAATGGACGATCTGCTTCTCAGTGACGCCTTCGATTGCTCCTTCAGCGAAGGTCATTTTAGCAATCTCAACTTCGTGTTCGTAAAGTTTCATTGCACCAGCACGAATTTTAATTTCAATTACTAACAGTTGGGCTTTAGACAAACCCATTTGCTTCACTTTATGTAAGAAACACCATGCCCCGGCAACTGAGTGAATATTCTCATCACGAAGGCTGAAATTGATGCCTCGGACGAGATTCATCATTTTATTTTTACCTTGCGATTGGAAGTGTTTTAGAAAAGCAAAAGCTGAGTATAGAATCACCCCTTCAACCAACGAAAACATAGCTAGAGAAACCAGATCATCTGGGTCGTTGATGATCTCATTAATGTGGGCCATCCGAGAACTCAGAACTTCATTTTCTTGGTAAGAGAGATAAAACTCGGGAGTGTCAATGTGTAGAAGCTGGTTGATCTTGTTATAGAATGGTGCATGTACCGCTAACTCAAACATGGCGAAAACAGATGCCATCCTGTGAAATTCAGCTCCATCAAACATTTTCTTAAAGCGCCCTCCCCAATATTCATCCCCAGCATGAGTTTCATACAAAGAAAATAGTTTGAGGTTATGAACAACACCATGCCTTTCGGCGGGTGAAAAGTTTACCAAGACGTCCTGAATGTCTTTTTCGACCTTCACTTCATCTGGTAACCAAAATATCTTTAGCTGTTCGTTGGCAAAAGCAATGGGCTCTTTAAATTCTTCGATTGGTAGTAAGTGTTTTGGAAGGGTGTTAGTTGTCATTATTGTCCTTAAATGTGCCTCGCTTTGTATGTATTACTGCTTGTCTGCCCGATCTTGAGCAGCTTGATCTGAGTAGACACCGCCTTTATAGCGAGCCTTAGGACCTAAAGCAAGTTTGTATACATTGGCTTTCAGCACTTCTTCACGGGTAATACCAAAACCCTGACGCAGGCCTTCCATGTAGAACTCCAAGTCGCCAAGTTCTTCAACCACATTTTCACGATCAACTGTCTTGCAGTAGATCGCTGCTTTCTTGACTGCATCCAACAGCTCACCAGCTTCACCTGAAACACCAACTGCCATATGGAGGCAGTGGGCCATTTCTGGTGTGAGTGAGGCCACAATGTCAGCACCAGGCTTAGCCAAGGATGCTACCATATCTGCGTAATTAATATCTGGGAAAATCATTTTTAAATCCTTATTGAAATTGTTTTGCTTCGATT